CGCGTGTTTTTTTTGTTTTTGTTTTGGTTCCCACCCCGGCCAGGCCCAGCATTTTATATTTAGGACTTCAAACCTTTTAGCCTATCGACCGAGGATCTACAATTCCGTATAATAGAATTCCTCAAAAGAAGCTTTCTCCTGCCAAGTAGCTCCTTTAAATGGCCTAAAATGTCTCCTTACATCCACAGAATGCAAGTTCAATAATTTTATTCTGGAAGGTTTAGATAAAGAAAACACCCCATTCAATCCTATCTTACGACAGTAAGCATCCACCTCGTGATTCAACCCAAAAAGTACGTCTTTCCTGCTCTTCGGGCTAACGTAGTTTTTATTGAACCACGCCCATGATCTGTCCCATTGGTACGACAAAAATCTGTGAGCCACAGGGTCTACTCCCAGATTGTCATACATTAAACCCACTATCCGGGACAATTGCGATAGTGGGGTGGCGATAGCTCTATCTTGCTCAGCTTTAGGAACGCCACATTTTTGATAAAATTGGACTAAAGGGCGCCACGGAACATACCTAGGAGAGGCGGGAACTTGGAAACGCTCCAAGCAAAAGGTATTCCAAGGAATTAAATGCCTTTTGAGGAAAACTGGACCAACATGACCATTCATCAAATGCCCAAAAACATTTCTCCCCCTACAAACACGACCTTGGTGCAAGGTAAGATAGGTGATCAAGGTTCCATATTCTTTACAGTGTTTAAGTTCGACATGAAGAAAATCTCTCAAAAACTTTCTAAACTTCTTTATACCAAATTTTTTCCTAAGCTCCTTCGGGTAAGAGTATAAAAAATCATCACCATAAAGGGTAACAACCACTCTACCCGCCGCAACGAAATGAAGATACTGTGCAACTTCTTCTGGAGTACAAGTGCTTAAGACATAATAAAAAAAAGTAAGAAAGTAGCAAACTGTCATGATCCAAGTATTGCCATGAGATGTCTCAAAAGAACCACTGGGCATGATTCCTATGACCAACATAAAATCAGTAAACCACCTTACAGACTTCCCCGCCAAATTTTCAGCCGCAGCTTCCAAAAAATACCGATACATCCTGTACATGTGAGTATTTTGTTGGTGAGTCCATAGACTACCACACATCATATAAATTACTAGAAATAAAGCTTTAATAGTGTAGTCTAAACCAGACACATCCCCATCAGCGCACAATTGTGTACCCTCACTGACCTTAACCCATTCAACATCAGGAAAATCACCTTTAGTAGACATATAGTGATCCTGTTGTTGTTCCTCTGTTAATAATTGTTTGATCTTGGGTATACTAGGTTCACCATTGAGTGTATCCTCATGGCCATCTACAACGTGAGGGAAGATTAAAC